AACCAAAACTGGTTTGCAGCGCGACCCTGATACCCGACGTAGCCGCCGAATAATAGGCCGATTGCCCAGAACAGCCAGAACCAAATTGCTAGACTCATGGTGTCTCCTTGTGAATGATCGGGGTTTCCGTACCCTCGATCCGGCCCGTCAGGCGCGATATTTCTCCGAGCATCAATGCTCATAGTCGGACCAGTGTATCACAATGGGGTGACTAGGGGTTAGACCTTAGTCTGTAATCTCTGGGCCGCGATTCTAGCAGCGCATCCGCAATTTCCTCATCGGTCGCGCCGTTTAAGAAGAAGTGTTTGTGAACCGGCACATTGGTCGGTGCGCCTGATTCGTTGAGTTTCCCCTTTGATTGGGCTGGGCGTTCGCCGTCAGTCATTGTAGTCTCCGTTTCGCCGGTAGCGTTGTTGTAGATCGCAATTTGATTATGCTCGTGCGCCAGCGCAAACGCAGTATGTCGGTCAGAGATGTGGTGGCTATTATCCATGAACAGTTTGTCCTTGTCGAGCCAGGTGCCTAGATAGACCCCCGTTCGGCTGAGCGCGTCCTTATAATCATCACGATAGTGCCGAAGCGCCGCGATGAGTTCTGGCTTATCCACATTGCGGAGGTTAAGGATTCGCTCATGGTCTTTGTCCGCCACCATGTATCCGGTGGTTGGTTTGCCTTCACCGTGGATACTAAAACTTCCACCGCCTTGCATTGTGCGGCTCGCAATCGAATCAATACTAGCCCCGCTTGTAGTCCATTCGCCCCGCTCATTGCGGGGTTGGTCTGGATTGGACTCGGCTAACCCCTTGTGGACGGCTATCATCCGGTGGGCTTTCGGCAGTACCGGCACTCTTCCGCGCATTGATTCTAGCTTGCGCGTATGCTTCTCAGAGGTCTCGGGGAAGTACCCGTGCCGAAGTTCGTCTGCAGCTTCCGTGAACGAGGCAGACTCATGATAGAAGCCCTTGAACTTGTCCATGTATTCAGGGTGCCCCGCGGTATATTCCGACGTGTCAGTGCCCTTAGCGTACGCCTTATTGAACCGCAGCCAAGTTATAGCCTGCATTTCATGGCCGACATGGCCTTCTTTATCGGCGGCGTCACGATAAGCGCTACGAAACTCTTCTTGACCTATGCGGGCGAGCGCGTCTTGACGTTGCTTGCCATCGATTGATGTCTTTAGACCTAACGCGATAGCAATCGCATGACGATCGATCGTGATCGCTTCATCCTTCTCTGGCCGCGCGATGTTCTCGTAGAAGTTCTGCGTCTTGCTTTCGTTGTGGGGAATCTCGTAATCCTTGTCATTCGCCCACTTACGATACGCTTTCATGCGCTCGCCAAGCTCAGCCAGAACTAGCTGGGGCGAGAACGGATGCGCGTTTATCTTGTCAATGTCTTCCTGGGTCCAGCCGTCCTTCTTCATCGAATCAGTAAGCTGTGCGTTCTCGCCCTTGTAAATCAGTTCGGCCTTCTCGATGTTGCTGCTCAGCGTACTCGGCAATTCATGCCCGCCAATGTCCTTCCAACCGATGACGTACTGCCCTTTATTAGCAAGTAAATCCTCGGCGTATGCCATGTTTAATGGCCACGCAGTGTTCGGGCTGAACGCCGCGACGATACCAGCGGCTTTGTCTACGCTGACACCATACTTGGATGCGAGACCATGCGCGAACGAGTTCGCGGCGTTGTACCATTGCGCGCCGAACTTCTTATCCTCGGGAGTTGCTTCCTCGTACATCGCTCGAATGTTCTTGACAGCCTGGGCGTGGCTGTACTTCGGTAGTACGGACTCGCCGCTCCCGCCCACTTTACCCTTTCTCCCTACATGCCCATGATCGCCCGAACTCGCTGTACCCGCTTCTTCGAGATTGGCGTCGAATAAGGGGTGATAGTCGGGGTGATAATTACTCATCGTCGTCCGCGTAATGTCGCCCGCTAGGCCATGCTTTCGTGCGGTCTGGCGCATCTATCGTCTCTTTGCGCCCATCGGCATAGATGTGCCTATCATAGTCAATGTCGTCACTATTCTCCGCCGCTGGCGCGCCGTTATCGTCGTTACCAACTTCCTTTCGATCCCCCACGGAGTTTACAACGCGAGTGCCGTCATCGTACAGAAGTGTGGATACGCCGTTCTTAAAGTCATCAAATATCCCTATGATTTCAGCCATTTTTACCCCTTAATTCCTAGGTACTTCTCAAAGAATCGTCTTGAATCGCTTCCGATGTACCCACCTTTGCCCCGGTCGGCTTTCACGAATGATTCAGCAAATAGCTCGCGTTCATTAGTAGTCGCGTAGTATGATATGAAGTCACGAGTCATGTTAAAGTCCTCGGCCAAAGCCTTCCCTGCAATCTTTTGCCATTCAGCCTGGGCGGCTTTGGGAAGCGCGTGCTCGATTGCATGCCCAACCTCATGTGTTACAATGGACTGGTAGCGTTCTTCGGGCGTATCAAAGAATCGGCGCGTTGTGGAGTCTTCAACCCCGCCCCATCCGCGTACTTCATCTACACTGCTTTTGAATATCAGTGCGGCGGCATCGCCCTCTCTTATCGTCGCCGCTGCATAGTCTGTGCCAATTTCCGAGCCCGGCGTGAACTTGGTTTCTGTATACGCCGCCGCCCCCGCCGCCAAATCATTGAAATACGTTTTCAGGTCGGCTGGCATTGTGGTGCCCAAACTGTCAATGGATACCCCGCTACGGTATGGGCGAATTTCACCTAAAACGCCCGGAGGAATTTCGCCGTCGAACGATGCATGCTGAGCGTGATAAGACTCCGCAGTCCTCGATGCCTGGTAAAACATAGTTTCGCGGGCTGATGAGCCCTGCCACACCTGCCGAAGTCTATCGTCAGGAAGCGTATCATCGAGGTGGGGGTCGGGGAACTGCGCCGTATGCCAGGTGAGGAAACTATCGCGCGCTATACGTGCGGCTGGAGTTAGTTCCGTGATCTGGGCGGCATTATGTATCGTCCCGAATGCGGCCGATTTTACCGCCGTGTTCACGATTGGATACCGCGCCTTAAGTGCCGCAAGCTGAGTCGTTACTAAGTTCAACTCCTCCGCACTCGGCACTCGCGCTACGACGAAATTGTATGAGTTTGACTGGAACGTCTCGGCCTTAACTCTGATATTTATACCGTCGCTCTTGGCGCTTCCCCCAACAAGGCCCTTACGACCTTTATGTCCACGATTGCCGGAGGATGCAGTACCTACTTCGCGCAGCGTCGGCGCGTCAATGGTTTCTTTGTACCCATCGGCATAGATGTAGACTGTCGGCGCGTGCCCAAAGCCGCAGCAGAAGGCGATAGGCATATCAGCATCTGCGCCAGCTTGAGACTCGTGAAGCCGCTTACCGTTTAACACGCGCGTGAAGAACTCCTCATATGATTTGTCGAGTGGAAAGTGATTGACGTAGGAGGTATAAGCCTCCGCGAAACCTTCCTGAGGATTTGCGCTCGCATATCGAGATACCGCAGTAACACCCTTCGTGGTGTAGCGGGCGATAAAGTCATCTCGGTCGGCTTTGGGTAGCGATAACATAAATACATGACCCATCTCGTGATCGGTGAGCAACTGCATGTATTCAGAGATACTTGCCGCATGATTCGCCGGAACAGTGTTGAATGAACCAAGCACACCGGCTTGCATTGCCGGGCTACTGAAATCATGTTCCGCCGCCTTCGTGTTTATGACCACCGTAGACGGTAACCGTGAATCGGCCGCCGTAAGGGTCACGCCTAAAGTTCCAGGTGCGACTTGGTTCCCATCACGATCAAGAACAATGCCAGTTGCTAATACGATCGAGGTACCAGTCAACTTCTCATTCTTCGCAACTTCAGTGGTTAACGTATGTTTGAAAGCGCTGCCATCTTGAAGGCGAATTTGAAACCGGCCCTTTGTTTCGAGTGTAACACTCATCGTGGTATTGTTCGTCGCCCCATCGCCAAAGTGGGCGCTTGCCATTGCCCCTTCGACACGTTCTCCGCTCGCGCTGCCGCCTCGTTCGCCTGGCCTGCCTGAATGTCCGTGATCGCCGGAATTCGCATTACCTGCTTCATGTAGATCATGAGACAGTGCGGGTATACCGACTTCACGTAATGCGACACGCAGCTTCGAACGATCATCAGTGACATAGTACCGACCGTCTTTGCCGTAATAGACCTTGTAGTCACGGCCGAAATGTTCACTCAATCCATCGGCGAGCGTAAACGCAGGAACCTCATCATCGAATCCATCGGTGCCCATCTGAACGACTTGATCCGTAAGTTCGGGGGACTCGATCAATAAAGACACCACGTCTTCAGGATCACCGCCGTCGAGCAACACGCCGACATCATCGACCGACTTCGAGAGAAGCTCCTCATCAATAGCGCCAAGGTCATCGGGATTCACGAAATCCGCGATGTCATCAATGTCTAAGTCTTTCGCATCCAGGTAGAACGCCACTTGCTCAGGGGTAAGCGCATCGAGGTGCCAAGGTTCCAATGCAAGAATCTGATCGTCCGTCAATTCCTTAGGTGTGATGTCGTCTTCAGGTGCATCCTTATCCTGGTCAGCGTCGCCCGGCGCATCCCCAAATCCAATGGCCCCACTCCATGAGTAGGGCGCAAGATCGTCCGGCGCATTGCCGTCAAGCTGCAAAAGATGCCTACACCGGCTACCGCATTCAAAGTCACCGGGCTCTGGTGCGTCGTCAATAGTATAGGGGTTGCCATTAACCGCATCTTCGCAACCCTCACAGGTACTCGAATCGTCCGGTCCGACGAAGAACACATTAAAGCTCGACATGGATGTACCCCGGCACGTCTTCAGGGCCAGCCTCTGCGAGCTTGCTGTAGGCAGCGATCTTCTCTACGTGATCGGCATATACGTGGTATGTCGGATTGCGCCCAAAGCCACACAGGTAAGCGAGCGGGGCCGTGCTGCTGGCTGACGCTTCCTTGAGATAATGCTTGCCGATGTGGTCTTCGAAGAAGTGCGTCATCGATGCCGGTAGCGGCAATTTGTTCACATACGCGCTATACGCTTCGGCGAAGCCTTCAACGGGCGAGGTAATGGCATACTTCGATATGGCTGGCGACGCCTCTCGCCAGATCGGCACAAACGATCGTTTTACATCGTCAGGTAACGTGCTGTAGTACACATGCCCCATCTCGTGATCGACCACAGCCTTCGCGTAGCCTGTGGCGCTTTTGGCGTCAGAGCCAATCGAGTAATTGTCAGACGTATGAAGGGCAATTTGCTTAGTATTAAAACCGACAACTACTTTCCGAGCATCATTTGTCGGGTAATAGTTGAGCGTGATACCGTCCGTAGTACCCATGTCTTCGACTTTTCCGTAGGATTCCTGCGTCATATGATCGGTAAGAAACACTTCATCGACTTGCTTAACCTGGCCGGGGATAAGCTCGATATTGCGATCGATTTCGCGAAGTACCGCATTACGAAGGCGCGTGTCAGTCGGATACCCGTGAACGTGCAAGGCCACACCGGGATGCTCTACCCAGGAATAATCGTGCATCGCGTCATCGTCAGTGATCTTAGCGATGTGCGTACCAGGCGCGCTACCACCACGAACGCCTATACGCCCAGCGTGCCCATGATCGCCAGAACCAGCACCGCCTTCTTGCAGCTTACCGGCACGTCCGTAGTATTCGACCTCTACGGGAATGAGTTTATCACCGAACGCTTTCGCCGCGCCGCGTGCGCGATGGTTACCGTCATTGATACACAGCGCGCCATCGTCTTTCTTGGTGAGCTTGATGCGCGGTATTTTACTGGCGTCGTACCCGCCCGCCGCTTTCATCTTCGCCGCCATCGACGTGACGCGGGTCTCGTCTACAAGCTTCTGGCTGTGCTCTGACATCATTCCCGGCAACGCGGCAACTTTTGACGCTGGCATCCATTTCGTCGCGGTACGCGTGACTTCGTTAGGGTTTATGATCGAAGCATCGGCAGTTTCACGCACCTTTTGTGTCGTTTTACTAGAGTAAAACGTGACAAAGTCCTTCAGGCATTGCTTGTAGCCGCGTTCGGATGCGGGCCACAACACATGCCCATACTGCTGCGCGCGGGCTCGAATCGCCGCCTGCGACATACTAGGAATGTCTTCCTTGAAGCCCGCGAGATAGCTTAGATTCTCGTCGAGTACCGCGTCTACGATCGCCTTCGAGGGCGTTACATCACCCTCTATGCGCGTGATCCAATTACGGTTTCGAAGATCGATCAGCGCACGAGTGTAGCCGAATGTTACTGCATTGGTAACATATTGACTGGCCAGCGCCGCCATCCGAGCCTTGAACTTGACCGGCGTCAGATGTTCATTTACCGCATCCGTGATGTCGGCTTGATAGCGAAGTATTGCGCCCTCTAAACGTGCAATATGCCGACCGTGAACGCCGCGCAACAGCTTGGCGATATTCGCGGTCTGTTCCGATCGCAGCGCAACGGCAGTGTTCTTCTTGTCTACGGCTTCTTTGAGCGCTTTGAAGAAGCTCTGCTCCTCGCCCATGATGTCGCGACTCACGACTTCAATACGCGACGGCGGTACGGTCGATCTGGTCACGCGTTCGTAGCCCGCCGTGCCGATCGTCGTGTTCCATGAGGTATCGACGTCTGATTCCGGTAATGTGACCTTCAAAAGAGCCAGCCTAGCGTTCTCGGAGAACTGCAGGCCAAGCCACCCATCGAGCGCGTCCTCCAGCGCGTCTTTGTTAGGGAAGTAGTACGTCGCCGGTGCCGTCTCGCCGATTTCGCGGCTGCGCTTACCGATTTGCGGTTCGAGCCCATTCGCTAGAATCTTCTTCAGATTGCGAATCGGCGTAACGTGATAGAGAGTTACGGTTCCAGACGAAGATGAAGAGCCGCCCCGTTCGCCGGGACGGCCTAGATGCCCGTGGTCACCCGAGCTTGCCGTTCCCGGCATTAGTCGCCGTCGCTTAGAAGCTCGTCTGCTTCCTCATTCACTTCGAGGATTCTATCGGTAAGGGCTCGAACGCTGCGCATCGAAGGCCCAAGCGCTTCCTGCAAGAGCTTGCGCTTGATCGACATGCTCAGTGATTCCTTCGCCTTCGCCGCGCCTTCTGCGCCCATCGGATTATTTGCTGCGGCGCTGTAACCATGTGATCCGGCTACAGGATTCGGACCGCTAGTCGGCGAGGATTGATTCACCTTACTGATTCCGCTGTTCGAGGCTTTGCCTGGCGCTGCGGAAGGGTTCGATTGAGCACCCGTGCCTGCACCGCCAGGTTTGGGCGGACCGCCTGGCCCGCCGCCGGGCGGCGCTGCGGGCATGAGCTTGTCGCCCGCGACCGCCGGTGGTACCGGGACGTTAACTTGTTGATTCTGCGGCGCGATCGGCTGCTTCGCTGCAAGCTCGGCCTGAATGTCTTGCGCGATCGTCGTCTGCGGAACGTGTTCGTTGTCCTGCGTGTAGACGTGCGCGATCGACATACCCATTTGCGCTTCTTCGCCGATTTGCGCCCATTCATCCGCGAACTGGTAGGTCGTGATACCCAGTTCCTTGCCCGCGAGCTTCGCGGCAGTGGACTTCGATAACCATTGCATCGATTCCGCAAGGGCGAGGTCCTTCAGCTTTGCGGAACGATCCTCTTGTGCGATCGATGGAAATATAAACTCAAGGAACTCGCGGCCGTATTGGCCCGCGTCCTTGATTGCGGTAATGCGCTTCTTTTGCTGAGAGTTTAATTCCTTAGGCGCGTTGGGATCAACCGGCTTGAAGCTGGCATCCGTAAGGTCCGGCGTATCGCCCGAGTTTTCACCCGTAACAGGTTCGCCAATACCCTCATTACCTGTGGCGATCGATCCTTCAGTACCGCCCTTAGGTCCAAAGCTACCGGCATCGCCCGACCCACTTTCACTGTCAGCCGACCCATTATTAGGGGTCTTTCCGCCAGTGCGAAGGGCCGCTTCTGACAGTGATTCGCGGGCCGATTGCCGCATCGGCTGCTGCGCACCTTGCGGGGGTTGGCCTTGATTGCCCTGCGGCGGGGCTCCTTGGGCTCCTGGGGGGCCTTGCTGCCCGGCGGGCGCCATACCACCAGGCTGCGCAACAGAACCGCCTGTAGGGCCTTGTGTGCCCGGCATCGCCATCTGCACATTCGTCTGACCAGGCTTATCGAGCGCCGCCATCGTCTGCTTGTGCTGCTGGTTCATCGTGGTCGTGGCGACCTTGTGCTGATGATCCTGATCCTTGACCGCCATCGCCACGCCGACTTTGTGCGCTTGCACCGCCATCTTATTCTGTTGGTCGGTGACCTTCTGCGCCTTATCGTTCGCCTGCTGCTGGGTGTCCTCCATCGCACCCTGGATGTCAGTGCGGTTGGGGAGATTATCGCCAGTACGACCGAGCTTCGTAACTGACTTTGCGTCTTCCAGCGCCGGTTCGATGTCAAGCTGCTTTGCCTTAACGGCATTGCTAATAACGCGATTCGCTACGCGATAGCAGAAATTCTCGATTAACCGCTGACGGCGCTCAAAGCGCTTAACGCCTGGCTCCGTAGCGGTCAACGCACCGGCTTTCGCGCCCTTGGACGCTTCGCCGATGAAGTCTTTGGGAATGCCGAAGCCTACCGCAATGATGTTCAACAGCGCCGCAATGTCAGGGGCCGCTTCGCTACCTTTGATAGACGAGGTGACGGGCGCGAGAGTTAGGTTCTTGTTGTGAACGAATGTCGATCCGGCTTTATACGGATCGGGCAAGTTCAGTGAAGTCTTCGATACATCTGCTTCACCGCTATTAACGGTGACATCCCAAACGAATGCAGCTTCGAGTTGCCCTTTGACAACGCGGGCATTCATAAGGTCCTTGAGCCGCTTCAACCACCCGAGAATCGAGAACAGATCGGTGCGCCCGCGCTTCTCATACTTCGAGGCGTTCAGCTTGACATGCAATACATTGTTCGCGGGGATGTCGCGCAGAATGTACTGCATGGTCGGAATCTTACCCGTCGTGTACATCTGGTACGGCGTCGAATACTGCTGATGATAGTAATATATCTTCTGGATGTCTTCGGGGTCGGTGATAACGTCCCAAACGGTCGAAGGGTCGATCATCCGATAATCGGTGAGACCCTTGCTCGGTACGTTATCGTAGAACTCCAGCATCGTCTCACCGGCCCACCAGAAGTCGGTCGCGATGTTCTCCAAATCGTTGTAGAAGTCTGTACGGTCTACGAACTCTTTCCATACCGCTTCTACATCCTGGTTGGTGCAAGAATGATCGATTCCACGCCCCAGTACGAAGGCAGTTTGAAGCTCGCAGAGTTGGTGAGCGATCGGATTATGGTTGTACGCTTCGAAGGATTTCCTGTGCATGTCCAAGTATTGGTACATGTAAAGTTGTTTGGACTCTGGTCCGCCCATGATGGGGATGTACTCGGCGTCAACGTCGAGGAACGATCCATAGCCCGCGGTTCCGGTGCCCTGAAGTGAACTTCCATATTGCCCTGCGCCTGTGGCATCACCCCATCCACCTTGCGCGAAGCCGTCCTCACGGAGCATCTGCGATTCCATAAGCCGCGCGGCGTATTCGATCGCGGCGTCACGTTCCGGCTGTGCTTCACGGAGCCGGTAAGACGGCTGGATGTAGATCGTCTGCCCAGCTTCTTGCAGCTTACCCCAGCGCTGCGTGCTCTCGGTCAGACGTTCCTGAAGTGCCTTCTTGTTGGGCAGCTTATTGATACGGTAACTCTTACCGTCGCGCGAAACCTCGAACAACGAAGCACGGATTTCCCAATCGACCTGCTCGCCGGTAATCGGATCGGCCTGCTTCGGCGCAAACATATCGAACGGAATGTACTTCGGCTCGGCCAGCGCCTTGAAATCTTCGTCAAAGTCCGAAGCGTGGTGCTGAATCGCAGTCTGCATTGCGAACACGAGTTGCTCGCCGGTCAACTTCGTCGCGTCCAATTCCTCTGTGGGGACCACAGGGTTGCCGCCCTTTGAAACGACAATAACAGCCTTCTCAGGCTGTACTTGTGCCACTCTAGCAGAGCGACGCCGGGCCGCCGCGACCTTCTTAGCTCTACTCACTCTGCCCTACTATACACGATCATAGTGGCCATAAGTTATCGTGCGGTGTGTCAAGCTGTTCCCAACGGTGAAGCCTTGGGTGCCCGAACCGGCGAACTGGGACATGGCGATCGCACTATAGCTATTGGCGTGGGCAAAGTGATCTTCCCCCAGCCGCTTCCAGATCGCCTTCTTGACCCCGGTGTCTTCGTCGGTCTCGTGAATCTTCGCCATGTTGATCGTCTGCTCAATGAACTCGCGCCGCGCTTCATCGGCCAGGCGCGGAAGGATCAGATCGCGCCGGGTGATTTCCTCATACATCGCGTCCAGAGCTTCTGTACGGTTGACCTCAACCTTCCAATCCTTGAACTCGTCCTGGGCGTCATCTTTGGGACGCTCCCACTTATAGGCCCCCTTCTGATTGTCATTGTAGTAACACAGGTACACTCGCCCGGGAAATCGCTTGGCAAAATCTCGCGCCGGATGCTGATTAGGCAATCCGTCGATAACACATAGGTCCACATCGTAGACTCGCATGTAATAATCAAGTTCTCCAAATGATCCGCCATGAATTGGAACCTTTCCGATGTAGATTACTTTCGGACGATTCGTAATCTTGTCACGTTGGCGGATAACGATATGGAGTTCTGATCCTCGTTGGTCAACGCCCATGTAGCTACGGATATGCTGAATCGGACCCATCTCGTGATCGCGAATGCAGGCTTCGACCATGTCTCTGGTCACACGCATGTCGCTGCTGATCCACGGCAGGCCGATATTCGATCGCATGAACTCTTCGCGCCCGCGCCCACTCTCATACTTGTAGAGCATCTCCGAGAGGTCGGCTACTCCTCCATAGAGCCCGCAAAGATGATACCCGCGGATACGCTCGGTCTTACGCTCAGGAACCCAGATGCCGTAACACCTATCGAGTTCAGCGCCGCATCGCCGACAAGCAAGAATTGCTTTGGTTTCAGATACACGCTTAATAATATCTGGAAACTGGAATTCGCAAATGTTTCTGGTGTTGCACTTCTTGCAGATGAGATTCCAGTATCGTTTGTCACTCTGTTGAAACTCCAAATCGACACCGTAACCATCGAAGGTCGGTGTAGACAATAGATAACGCCACTTGAGACTGGAGTGGAGAAGCCGCTTATCCGCAAGCTCTTTCGCATCTTCAGTGACTTCGTCAAGTTCGTCAAACACCAACATGTCGGCGGCGATCGAGTTACCAGACCAAAGTGTCTGGCCGTTGCGCCGAGTTAGTAGCGCCCCATTAGGGACCGTCGCGCAATACACCTTACCAACATAAGGCCTAAACTCGGGCGCAGGTAAAACACTAATCTTTGACGTGCGCTCAAACACGTTGTAAAACGGAACCCGCGACTGTATTTTTAGCCCGCGAATGGTCGGAGATTCGATCGGCGGTGTATGTACGGTAATACTGCCGTTCAAACCTAATTTAACCAGAACTTCAACGTAATCGTCGGCCAGGCGCTTACTCACTGTACCGTAGCGCGCATGCCCATGTTGCCGGTCGCCGTCTCCTAATACCGCCCAATTCCAAAGCTCCTGCAAGAAACGCGGCGGTAGCTGCTTCACCCACTCTGGGATGAGCTTCGTGTACTTGTTCCCGAGAGGGCGCAGCATATCCGCAAGCGCGGCATCCCGCAGTGAATAGTTGTGGGGACCATTTCTCCGCCAATGCCCGCCGAAGCGCGAGCGCAACTTAAGCATTAAAGCCGTGGAGGCTGGCTTTACCTGCGTAAGCGTCACTCGCGAACCGAGTAGCCCGCCCATAACACCTTCGGTACAGCCGTCAGCTAAATAGAAACCAAGGAACGCGCAGAAGTCGCGGAGGTCTACAAGGCGAGCACCCACGGGCACGCCATAGGTCGCACCATCTTCACGCCGCCCTGTCTGCACACAGAAGTCGGGAATCTCGCCTTTCCACACAGCCCCGGCGCGAACTGCGCGCTCGCCGCCTTTAACGTCCTTAGCGAAAACAAACGAATCGTAACCCGCTTGCGATCTAAGCAACATGCGGTGATCGTGCGTTACCACCGCATCAAGGCCATCTTGCTTAAACGCTAACAACGTGCCGTCTACATCATGGCTATAGATCGCGGATGACCGCTGCCATTCGAATCGACTATGCGGGGTCAATGTAGCAAACTCATCCGTGTGACGAGTATCAGCAAACAGAAGCCATCCACGCCTAGTCAGCACCTCTGTCTGATTATCGTGGCACTTCATCCGTATATTTGATTTCATGCCTCGGAAATACAAGAAGCCTCGACCGATCTGGCGTAGGCCGACCGAGTCAACATCCTTAGCGCCGACTAAAGACTTAAAGTAAGGGCTGTCTTTCAGAATAGGCGCGACACGAGCTTTACTGAACTCTCGCACGTCTTCGTCCGTTGGGAACCAGTAAATTACGTTCTTCCCCATACGGTCGCAGACATAAATGCTTTTGAGCATACCCAGAACTGACGCACCCATCTGGGCGGCTTTCTCCACTACTTGATATGGATGCTCATCGCCATACATGTCAATTAGGTATGCGTGCTCTTGGAACGAGAACTTGCGACCCTCAATAACAGCATACTCTTGCGCGTAGCCTATCAAACTACTCTGGGCCATCGCTTTCGCGAGGTCAGATTCATTAATCGCCACTAGGGAGTTCTTTCACTTCGGCATCGATAAAGTCATCTGGCCCGGGCTCGGGCGGCACGACTGTGACCGCGCCGAATTGCTTTTGTGCAAGTTCGATCGTCATACGTATTACATCGCCTCGACCAAGCTGTTTGAGAAGCGCGGAATCCTTCACCTCGTGCTCTTTGCTTTCGGTCGGATCGCCGATGATTAGCTTCTCGGTACGAATGGCGTCCTGGAAATCTCGAAAGTCTGGGTCGATGACGCGCCGCCTTTGATCGTCAGAGAGGTCCGGGTCAGCGGGGTCAATAGCAAGACGTTCAATAAACCTTCGTTGAACCCGATGTAAAGCGTCAATTTGCTCGGCAACCATCGATGCAATAATGGGAGCAATAGCTTTAGTAGCGGATTCAACGGCCGCATCATTTACCTGCCTTACAAGATCGGACCAATGAAACTGGGCGCTCCAACGCGCGAGTTGACGGCGCGTGACATGCGCGTACTTAGCGTCGTCCCGTAAACTCGTAAACAGCGCGTCTAATGTGCGCTCGGCGCCAAGTGCGGCGTAGCGATTGAAGATGTCGCTTTGCTCAAGGGACATCACTTTAGCCAAGGCGGTAAATCCTCAACAATTGAAATGACCTTTTGGCATTCGAGGCAGAACCGCGAGAAGTGCGCGCGGCATCCCGCGCCAATCACTACCGAGTGTCGGCATAGCGGTTTCTGCGACTCGACGAGCACTAGAAGCTCGGTTTCCCAAGTATTCACCCCGGCGGCGCGATCGTGATCCCATGCTTCCTAAAACGCCGAGTCAGGCCTTGCACCTGAGTGATGAGTACGCGCTTCGCTTTGTTCGCCTTACTCGCGTCGTGCTTACGGACTTGCCGGGTCTGCACTTGCGCATTGAACTCGCGACAGGATTCGGCATAACCGATCGTGGGCTGCGGCTCGCGCTTCTGCGGTGTTTTGAAGAACATTTGCGGAGGTCGGTGACCAGTCGGATGATCGCTGATTAGGCACATGACTTCGGGAAGGTCTAAAGGTGGGTCCCACATTTATTGCATACGTTCCTTGGCAAACTCTTTGACTGCCGGATGAGTGATGAAGGGTAGGTTCTGCTGCCCGTACGAACCGAGCTTACGCTTTGGGTGCGCCTCGATGTAGGCGATGTATTGCCGAATTTCCGCGGCCATCTCTGGCTCGCTGTTCTCGGAGATCGTATAGAGCGCGGCAAGGTCGGCCGGATTCTTAGCCGGAGACAGCACATAAATCAATCCGACTTCATGGCTATTCGCGTCATGGTGATCGATCGCCGTATAGCGATTCACAAACTTCTTGAAGTTCTCGGGTCTAGTCATCAGTGCGTTGGACATTCTTCTTCTTTCCTACGGCCTTCGTCAATATCTCGTCTACAAGCGCGCATAAGGCGGTCATACGACTTAACGGCCCGCCAATCGTGCGTTGGTAACGTATCTTCCCGCTATCGTCAGTCAGTACCACTTTCAACTGCAGATGAGGCATCGAACATTCCGATCTGGCCGGGTAGCTGCCTATTCTTGGCAGAGCGCTGGTTTATTCGCAGCGCGGCATACGCGGCGACTTCTTTCGCGGATTCATAACTATCCACTATCACTGTCACGGTGAATGCGCCGTCTTCGGATTCGGACACCTTCAAGTGCTGACATTCCGTTAGGCGCGATGGGTATCTCGTGCCGGGCGCGGTACTCAAGCTGGCCCTGCGTTGCTATGGGATACTCCTGCTGTTTCTCTGCGTCGGCCGAAGTTCGGATGTACAGGTCGGCCAGACTTTCTAGGAGTCGCGAGTAGACCATCATTACGAAGGTTGCTGATCGCTTGGTAGATCGCAGGCAACGTACGCCCTAGCGCCGCCGCGATCGATGCACGCGGATCGCCGAGATGCGCCTTCAAATACGCCAGGTCCTCGGCACTCCAACTGTCGTGCTGGTTCGGCCGGGGTAATTCTCCGGTTTGCAAATAGCCCAGCAAGCGCCGAAGCCCAGTTTTCACCGTTCCCGAGACAGTCCGGGGCTGGGCGCCGGTCTTCGATGCTACTTCCTTGATCGACAAGCCCTGAATGAGATTTAATCGGAGTGTTTCCTTCTGCCTCGCGGTCAGCACGTCTGGGTGTTCCAAGGCGTCCAACAGGTCGACAATGATGACCACCGCATTGACATCCTCGACATACTGCCAGGAATCGATGTGGCGGAGCGCCGCCCGCAGACCACGAGTGTCCTTGAATCGATACGCACTCAGATTATAGTGCCTACGCGGTGGCATGCGTTACTAGGTGAAGAGCAACAAGTTCTTTGTACTGCCGTTCCGTCTCCAGCAGATCGAGAAGGTCCCAGTCCTCTAGCATGTAGTACGTTCTGTTGCGATTGTGGTTGAATCGAAGGGCCAGCATTGATCGCACGCCGCCCATGAAGCCCTCTTTGCGGACCTTGTGGAACCACGCTTGCTTCACGATCATGGAGTCGGCCGCGGTTGTCTTACACTCCACGACCCATTCGCCAGACACACGAACGTCCCCCGAAGAGAGGGCATTGTTACCGGACCCCGGTGTGCGCGTTACGTTGGCCGGGTCGTAGATGTCCGCTAGTTGGGCTGCAACCATTTCCTCGTGTCCGTCTGCGGCCTTCTGGCTACTCGACTTCATGCCACCACCTTATTTGACTTTCTGGCGTTGCAGCCGCGTCATATCGCCGTTTCGTTTCTGGGTTATTCTTCCCCATCGTCATCTTCCTTGTTACCGTCCATCATTACGGCAAGTGCGGCGCTCGTTTCAGAATACAACTTCTCGAAAACCTGCGCGTCCTTACTAAGCAAGTCCTTCACGGCTTCCACACCCTGCACGCGCGTACCGAATACGGTATACCACGCCCCAGAGCGCTCGATCGTTCTCGCATACACACCAAGAGTGACGAGTTCCGTCACGCGATCGATACCTCTAAACAGCCCTTCGTTATAAACGTCGAACTGGGCTACGCGACCCTGCGTGCCGTTCATTTTATTCTTCTTGACCTTGACCTTGGTCACATGGCCGACTTCGATGTCCTTGAGCCCTAGCGCTTCGATCGAGCCCTTGTATGTATCGCCACGACTGACCTTGACGCGCTGGCTGGCGTAGAACTCCAACGCCCGCCCGCCGGTCTGCTTGTCTTCGACGGGGATACCACGAAACGACCGCGCGTTCATGTTGTCGCGACCTTGGCTCACGAAGAACACCGTTGGCTTCGTCTCGTTACGCAGCACGAGTCCGCCCGTGATCTTCAGCCCTTCGGACATGCACTTCGCAGTGAGGAACGGAGCTTGCGCGTCCTGCCCCTCCTCCATCTTCTTGGAGAACTCGCCGCTCGTGATACATGCGCCCGTCGAGTCGAAACAGTAGCAGGCGTAGTCCGCGCTCGTGGTGAGCATGTACTTCTCGATGTCGAACGCCGTGTCTAGGAACAACATGGGGTCGATTGTCTCGTGCGATATGATCTTCAACATCGTCGGGTCGCCGCCCAAATCAATGAACCGATTGATGTCGTACGTGCCTTCGAAGTCGAAGATGCAGCTATGCTTCTTCTCGACGCGCTGCGCCTCAATCGCGGCGAGGTCGAACAGAAGCGTCTTACCGCTTCCTTCGATTCCCATAAGCTGGACTACCCGGCCCTGGCCCCACCCGCCGCCTAGCGCGATGTCGAGCGCTAGCGAGCCGGTACCACGGTACTGCGGCTTCGTTATCTCCGTGCCGTCGCGCAATACGCCCTTGCCGAACTTCTTCTCGAAGTCCTTAAGCCATAAATCGTTCATCGTTTGACTTCCTGTCGGAAGGTCTCTTTCTCTTTGTCGGATTGGGTCATAATCTTCTTTACTGCTTCGTAGAGCGCCATCGCGTAGTCGGCTTTCATTCGGAGCTTCTGCAGTACGATCTTCGTTAGATCAGTCAACGTAGATTCCCGCGCCGTTGCTAAGTCCGCCATCGCCTTACGATCCGCTATGCTGCGCCCTTCGTGCCCCAGCACATACTCTGCATGCAGCTTCTCTAGCGTAGCCTTAGCAATATCAGATTCGATACTTGCTCGGGCGATAGAGTCGCTAAAACGGTAAAGGGTGGTAGGTATGCGAACGACCATTCTCTGAAGTTCCGTGTCACTCCAGCCTCCATCGCGCGTCTCGTCAAGGTAGGCTTCCACAGCGCCCACGAGTGAGTCGAGCTTGGCAGATCGCTCTTGGGTGACCATATCGATAACGGCTTCCGCGGCGTCGGCTTCGAGGCTAAGGGTAGCGTATAGTACAGGAACACTAACAGTCGAAGAGCCATGCATCACCCGCCACTCCTCTCATGTAATTCCCAAGGCGCGCTAAGCACTAGGTGGTGGCCATTCACTTCGATACAGCCAGTCATGTACCTGCTTAGACTAGGCAGACCAATGGCTTCCATCTGCAGGTTGACGGGCTCATTGGGAAGGCCAGCGACAACCAAGAGTCGCCCGTCCTCCACGCCAACGGGCGTAAAGCAAGTGCCATTCTCGT